TTATGTCGTGAGTTTGGAAAGTATGGAGCAGAAGAGCTTGCTGACACACTTATAAAGGGAAATAAAACTCCCGAAGAGGCAAAAGCAGCAATCCTCGACCTTGTTAAAAACAAGGCAGAGGTTCGTAATACACCCATTCGTTCAACAGACATGACACAAAACGATGTTGGCTTAGACCAAAAAGAAGTAAAGCGTTTCTCTTTCTTAAGAGCATTAAACGCTCTAGCAAACCCAACAGATCGCGCTGCACAAGAAGCAGCAGCTTTCGAGAGAGAAGTTTCTGATGCAGCTTCTAAAAAATATGAGAAGCCAGCAAACGGTATTCTTGTTCCTAACGAAGTTTTAAGAAGAGACTTAAACGTAGGTACAGCAACTGCTGGTGGTAACTTAGTTCCTACAGAACTACTTGCTGGATCATTTATTGACATTTTGCGTAAGCGAATGGCGGTGATGGCTACTAACCCAACAATGTTGACCGGATTGAGCGGCAACGTGAGCATACCCAGGATGACATCTACATCAACTGCGTATTTCGTGGGTGAGTCTGGCGCTCCAACTGAGAGCCAACAAGCGTTTGACCAGGTCAACATGACACCTAAGACGATTGGCGCATTCGTTGATTACTCACGCAGATTACTTCTTCAGTCATCTATAGACGTTGAAGCAATGATTAGAGATGATATTGCGAAGGTTATTGCTACTAAGCTTGATAACGCAGCTATCTATGGATCTGGTAGTTCTAACGAGCCACTAGGTATTAAAGATACAACTGGTGTAGGTACATCAACAATTACTACATTTGGTACATTTGCTGAGTATATAGCACTTGAGACAGATGTAGCAGCAGCAAACGCTGATGTAGCTAATATGTTCTACCTAATCAACGCTTCTGCTAGAGGTGCTTTGAAGTCAACAGAAAAGGCTACAAACACAGGTCAGTTCGTGTTTGAAAACAACGAAATTAACGGCTATCCAGCTATTGTTTCTAATCAGCTTGCAAACAACGATGTACTCTTCGGAGACTTCTCACAGTTTGTGATTGGTATGTGGTCTGGTTTAGATCTAACTGTAGATCCATACGCAAACGCAACAAGCGGTAGCGTAAGAATAATCGCGTTACAAGACGTAGATTTCGCGGTCAAACAGCCAACTGCATTTAGTTTCGGCACATAGTATGAAGGTTAAATTGCTAAGAGCAACAATGATAGCTGGCACTCCTACGAGTGTCGGCACTATCGTTGATGTTGAAGAGCAAACTGGTAATTATTTAATAGCAGTAGAAAAAGCTGAATTAGCTGTTGAAGTTTGTGAGGCTCCTATTGCCAGTAAAGAACCAGTTGTCGAGTCAGAGCCTACCGATAGTGACGAAGTTGATTTTTCTCAAATGACAAAAGCGCAACTAGAAGCTTATGGTCGTACTCTTGGGTTAGAACTCGATAAAAGACAAAACAAAACATCTCTAATTGCAGAATTAGAGGCGTATATTTCTTAACAGGAGGAATCTCAAAATGTCTGTTTTACAGCAAAACTTAGACAAATTAACTATTACTGCTGGTGTTGCGACTGCTGCTGTAACTAGCACAGCTACATCTAGTGCTATAGATCTTCTCGAATTTGATGGAGATGTATTGCTTATTCTAGATTCTGCTGCTGGTGGTGGTTCTAGTCCAACATTAGACGTAAAGTTAACTGAGTCTGACGCTAGTGGTGGTACTTACACAGACCTCTCAGGAGCTACTTTTACACAAGTCACTGGTTCTGCATCAATGCAGACACTTGTAATTAACAAAGATACTTCTAAGCGTTATATCAAGATTGTACAAACAATCGGTGGTTCATCACCAACATTTACTTTCAGCATCAACTTAGTTGGTGTTAAAAAGTATAGTTAAATATATTTAGCCCTCGTTTGAGGGCTTTTTTTTTCTTATGACATTTACTGAGGACATAGACACTTTTTTTGGTGATTTTTCTGATAATGTCGTTTATCAAGGTGTCATTTATAAAGGGATATTAGAACAGCCAGATGAAGTAATTGCTGATGGTGTTGTTTTGACTACTGATTATGAATTAACTGTAAAAAATAGTGATCTAGGTTCTTTAGCTTTTGATACAGAAATAGATGTAAGTGATATTACATACAAAGTAAGAAATATAAGAAAGATAGATGATGGTACATTATGTAAAATTTCATTAACTAAGAAGTGATATGGCAACAAAAAGAGAGCGAATATTAGCAGCAATAAAAACAAGTCTTGCTAATACTGTTGGGGTAGGTACTAGAATCTACAGGTCTAGAGCAGAGGCTTTAACAAGATCAGAAACGCCAGCACTTATAATCGAGCCTATTAGTGATACTCCAGAAGATACACAAGCATTTAACAATAAAGTTAATTGGGAATTTAAAATAAGAGTATCTGTTGTCGTAAGAGGTGCTATACCAGATCAAGTTGCAGATCCTACTATAGAAAGTTTACATACTAAAGTTTTGACTGATCCATCAGTTGGTGGATTAGCTCTTGACGTTAGACCATCTACAACTAGTTTTGAAATATTAGAAGCAGATCAACCGGCAGGGGTTATAGGTTGCGAGTTTGATATTTCATATCGAACTTCATATAACAGTTTGACTACATAATTCTTTTGTAAGATGAACCCTAACAACCCTGACCCATTATTATGAGTAATGAACACCAAGGCGAGGGTGGAACTTTCCTTCTTGATCCAGAGACAGGAGAGCTTACACTTATCCAACAAACAAATCCACCTGAGACATCAATTGAGGTAAAAACTGATGGCATTGCTGACAAGAAAAAGAGTAATCCTAATCGAGGCCGAAAGCAGTTACGGAAATGATCCAACTATAGTTGCTGCTGACGCTGTTCTCGTAAGAGATCTTTCAATAACACCACAATCAAGTGATGTTGTAAGCAGAGAACTTATAAGGCCATATTTAGGAGCATCAGAGCAGCTTCTAGCAAATACAAGAGTCGAATGTACATTTGCGGTAGAACTATGCGGATCGGGAACAGCCGGTACAGCGCCGAGGTATGGAGATGCCCTTAAGGCATGTGGGATGTCGGAAACGATTGTGGCAAATACACGAGTCACCTACGCACCAGTGTCAAGTTCTTTTTCTAGCGTTACTATTCACTACAACATAGATGGCGTAAGACATAAAGTGACCGGGGCAAGAGGAACTGTGGAGTTGTCAGCGGAGGTAGGTCAAATCCCAGTTCTGAATTTTACTATGCAGGGCATATATGTAGCTCCTGATGATAGTGCGCTACCAACAGTTTCATATGGCGCACAGGATGAGCCTCTTATCTTTAAGAATGGTAATACAAGCAGTTTTCAGTTATTGTCATACGCTGGTGCATTGCAATCTGTAACTTTTGACCTTGGTAATGAGTTAATTTATCAAGAGCTTGTTGGAGGCACAAAACAAGTCCTTCTTGTAGATAGACAGGCTTCTGGTTCTGTAACTATTGAAGCGCCAACTATTGCACAAAAAGATTTCTTTGCTGCTGCTCTTTTAGATACATCATTAGGTAATTTACAGTTTACACACGGAACTGCTGCTGGAAATATTGTTCAATTTACATCAAGCAAAGTTGATATAGGTGATGTTAATTATGGTGACATTGATGGTATTGCAAGTTTAGAAATTCCATACACATTAGTACCAAGTACATCTGGTAACGATGAGTTCTCGATTATTTACACTTAACGAATGTTGACTTTGCCGCTAGAGTGTAGAAGTATATTTATTTCTACACTTTATGGCTTTTGTAAGAAAAAAGAACAAAACATTTAAATGGCCTGTTGTTGTTCGTGAACCAAGCGCTACTGATGCTGGAGTTTTTGATGAGAGTGAGTTTATTGCTGTTTTTAAAAGATTAAAAGTAAGCGAGTATCAAAAAGCAGTAGAGGAAAAAACAGAATTTGAAATGATGAAAATGATGCTTGTTGGATGGGAGCAGATGAAAGAAGAAGATGGTGAAGATATACCTTTTAATAATCAAAATTTAAAAGATATGATGGAGGACTCTTACTGGTTAAAAGCAGTTTCTAATTCATATACTGCATCTCTTATAGATGAAAAAGTAAAAAACTAAAAGAGGCAGTTCTTTATTGGTTAGGCTCTGGCAAAGAAGTAATTGATCAGACACAAGATGATGCAAAAGCATTTGGACTAGAACTGCCGCAAGAAAAGAAGAAAGAAGAAGATTTTGAGGTTTTGGAAGATAACTGGGATTCTTTAATGATCTTCTGTAATATGCAGACACAATGGACTACTTCCTTTGGCGGTTATGTAGGATTAAAGTATGAGATACTTCTTATGCAAGGAGGCTTGTTTGACCTTTACAATATTACAGAAAGGTCTAAAATCTTAGAAGAGATCCAAATTATGGAAGCTACTGCTTTGAAAGAATTAAATAAGGATAATAAATAATATGGCTGAGTCAGTAACTGTTGTTGGTATACAATTTAAAACTTTTAAAGATGCTCAAGTTTCAAAAGCATTCAAGAAGTTAGGAAGAGAAGTTGGTGTATTAAAAAAGAATTTTGGGAGTCTAAGTGATAAGCAATTAAAAAAAGTAAAAACACAATTATTAGCTGTTAATAAAGCTACCGGAAACAGTATTAATAGTATGCAAGCACAGAAAACTGCCTTGCAAGGTCTGCGTAACATGGCAGATGTTACTGGTAGAGAATTTAAAGAACTTACAAGAGATATAGCATTATTAGATCAGAAGATGAAACAGGCTGCTGCTGGAGGTGGTGCTGGTGGACTAAAAAGTAGATTAAAAGGATTCGCAAAGGGTGCTGGAGCTATTGCGGCTGGTGGTATTTTTGGAGGGCCAGAAGGCGCTATTGGTGGTGCTATTGGACTTAGTATGGGTGGCCCTGCTGGTGCTGCTGTTGGTGCTGCAATAGGTGCGCAAGTTGGTATGGTACGTCAACAGATTGCCGGATTGGCTGAATATTCTGCATCACTTGCATTGCAAAGAAAAGCATTAAGATTAGTTATAAATGATACTAATCAATACAATAAATCACAAAAATTCTTACTTACAACATCAAGAGAATTAGCGATACCACAGGAAGTAATTACAAGACAATTCACTTCTTTAACTGCATCAGTTGTTGGTGCTGGTCAATCAGTAGCAGATTCAGAGAAAGTCTTTCAAGCTATTGCTGCTGGTATTAGAGGTACTGGTGGTAACTTAGAAGACATGAAAGCTGCTATGCGTGCAACTAGCCAGGTGTTCTCAAAAGGCAAAGTATCAGCCGAAGAATTGAGACAACAATTGGGCGAGAGACTACCCGGTGCGTTTACTTTATTCGCTGATTCAATGAATAAAACACCAGCAGAATTAGATAAAGCATTGGAGCAAGGAAAGGTAACTCTTGAAGACTTTATGGGTTTTGCAGACCTTTTATTTAAAAAATATGGAGAGAATGCAAAAATTCTTGCACAAGGCCCAGAAGCTGCTGGCGATAGATTAACAACAGCAACATCCGAACTTAAAGACGCAATAGGTAAAGCTATTACTCCAATCGGTGCTTTATTCCAAGGAACATTTTCAGAAATAGTTGTTGCAATTACTAATTCTGAGGGTGCGATGAAAGCAATAACACATACTTTAAAAGGTATAGGTCTTGCTGCTTTTGTTAGTGTTGAGGGTGTTAGATTCTTAATTAGAACATTAGTGGATTTAGCAAAAATACAATTAGCAATAGTTCAGTTAGATTTTAAAAAGGCAATTGAGATTGCTAATAAAGGTTTAAAAGATACATCAGAGCAAGCTAAAAAGAATTTACAAAGATTTAAAGATCTTTATGGTATTGGCGCTGACTCAGATTCTATTCCTTCTTCAAGAAGAGAAGATGCAACAGGAACAGGTGACGGAGCCGAAGGTGGAACAGGAGATGGAAAAGATGATAAAGCATTAGGTGCTATACAGATTGGCGCACAAAAATATTTCAGTACAATAAAGAGCTTTGCAGAAGAAACTGGTGCGGCAGTAGCTAAAGCATTTCAAGGAATGGAGGATGCGTTAGTTAAATTTGTAATGACAGGTAAATTAAACTTTTCTGACCTAACCCGATCAATACTTGCTGACATGGCAAGAATTGCAATTAGACAAGCAATAATGAAACCATTTACAGGATTTATAGAGGGTTTATTTAGCGCAAACGGAAATGCATTTGCAGCTAATGGCGTTGTTCCATATCGCAAAGGTGGCGTTGTTAATTCACCAACATATTTTAAATATGGAGGATCTCAACTTGGCATCATGGGAGAAGCTGGCCCGGAGGCAGTCATGCCGCTGAAACGTGGTCGTGGTGGTAAATTGGGTGTTATTGCACAGGGCGGTGGCGCTGGTAATATAACTGTAAATGTTGATGCTTCTGGTAGTTCTGTTGAAGGTGATGGTGACGGAGGTCGTCAGCTTGGAGAGGTTATTGCAGCAGCGATACAATCAGAATTAATTCAACAAAAAAGACCAGGAGGTATTCTTGCATAATGGCAAATTTTCCAAATGTTGAACCATCGTTTCCGGTAAGAAAAATATCAAAACCTAAAACAAGAACTGTTCAGTTTGGTGATGGATATGAACACAGATTATTATTTGGATTAAATCAAAATCCAAAAATTTTCAATCTTACATGGAAAAATATCACAGAAAATGAAAGCGATACTATTGAGACTTTTTTAGATGCAAGAGCAGTTGATAATCAAAGCTTTACATACACACCACCAAGAGAATCGAGTGCTATGCAATTTAAATGTACTGATTGGAGTAAAAGTATAGAATTTCCCAACAGAGCAACTATACAAGCAACATTTACACAAGTATTTGAACCAGCATAGTAATGGCAACTACATGGAGTGCTAACACTAGCTTATCTTTAGGCAATATAATTGCCCCAACTTCAGCTAATGCTGGCCTGTTTTTTAAAGTCACAGTAGCTGGTACTACCGGTTCTTCTGAGCCTAATTGGGCGACATCAATTGGAGAAACAGTATACGATAATAATGTTCAATATGTTTCATTTAGTGCTACTTTTAGTGATTTACAGCCTATAAATCCAAGTGCAATTATTGAATTGTATACATTGCAATTATCAAATACATTGCATGGCGATACTACAATATATCGTTTCCACTCTGGTAGTAATATGAATGCTAATGGAAAAATAATTTGGGCTGGTAATGAATATTTAAGATTTCCAATACAAATTTCTGGTTTTGCTTTTCAAAACGGGCAAATACCTCGTCCAAAATTAGTTGTAAGTAATGCAACAGGACTTATCTCTGCAATATTATTAACTGTTAATGAAACAACTGCTGGAAATGATTTAACAGGAGCAACAGTAACAAGAATTAGAACATTAGCTAAATTTTTAGACGCTGGTAATTTTACTGGTGGTAGTAATCCATATGGTACTCCAGATCCTACAGCAGAATTTCCTAAAGAAATATACTCTATAGATCGTAAAGCAACAGAAACCAGAGAAATTGTTGAATTTGAATTAGCTTCAGTATTAGATCTTGCTGGTATAACTTGCCCTAAACGTCAATGCACTAGGGCTGATTTCCCATCTATAGGAACTTTTGCATAATGAAATGGAAAAATGATGCATTAATTCATGCAAAACAACAAGATCCAAAGGAATCTGTTGGTCTTTTATTAAATATTCGAGGAAAAGAAAAATATTACCCATGTCGTAATTTATCTATGACTTCATATCAATGTTTTATTCTTGATCCAGAAGACTATATTGCTGCTTCAAATGTCGGAGAAATAATTGCTATTATTCATAGCCATCCAATAACACCTCCTATTCCTAGTCAAGCAGATAAAGTAAGTTGTGAGAATAGTAATTTACCTTGGCATATTGTTAATCCAAAAACTGAGCAATGGGGTTATTGTGAGCCATGTGGATATCAAGCTCCTATATTAGGTAGACAATGGGTTTGGGGTATAACAGATTGTTGGAGTTTAGTAAGAGATTGGTATAAAGAAGAAAAAAATATTGTTTTGCGTGATTGGGAAAGACCTCCAACTCCAGAAGACTTTTTAAAAGATCCTATGTTTGAGAGATGTGCTTGGCGTACTGGTTTTAGGCAGCTAAGAACTGATGAGAAACTTATAAATGGTGATTTATTATTTATGTCTATTTTAGGAAATGGCTTAAATCATGTAGCAATTTTTTTAGATGGAGATGTATTGCATCATTTAACCGATAGACTATCTTGTATAGAGCCTTATTCTGAATGGTTATTAAAATGTACAGGAGGAAGATATCGTTATGTTGCGTAAAATAAAATTACATGGTCAATTAGCAAAATATGTTGGTCATAAAGAATTTGATGTAGAGGTTGATAGCGTTGCTAAAGCAGTTAGTTTTTTAATTAATAATTTTCCAAATTTAGAAGCATACATGAATCCTAAATATTATGAAGTAAAAGTTGGAAATTATTCTATTGATAAGGATGAAATTTCTTATCCAATTGGTAATGAGGATATACATTTTATACCAGCTATTTATGGTGCTGGTGGGGGGCTAGGAAAAATTCTATTAGGCGCTGCTTTAATAGGTTTTGCTTTTGCTGGTGGCGCTGGTTTTTTTGGTGCTGCATTTGCAAAAAATACTGGATTATTTGCTTTTACAAAGAAGATAGGTTTTGCTTTAATGATTGGAGGGGCAAGTCAATTATTGTTTCCTGTTCCAGAGCCACAAAAATTTGAATCTGAAGAAGATCCAAAATTATCTTTTAATTTTAGTGGCGTACAAAATACTAGCCGCGCCGGGACTCCAGTACCTATTGTATATGGAGAAATAATGACCGGATCTGTAGTAATCTCCGCAGCAATTGACACTAATCAGGTAGAAGCATGACAGACGAACCAAGAATTATTAAAGGTGCTGGAGGTGGGCCTAAACCGCCCCCACCTCCATATCGTGCGCCAGATACATTACATAGTAGAAGTTTTGCCACTATACAGGATCTTATTTCTGAAGGTGAGATAGAGGGTTTTGCAACTGCATCAAAAGAAAATCTAACTAAGGGAACAGCAGCATATGATAATGCAAGTTTAAAAGATGTTTTCCTTGACGATACGCCAATACTAAATCCTACTGCTAGCAGTACGAGTCCAAGTGATACTGATTTTAATTTTCAAGATGTAACTTTTAAATCAAAATTTGGAACATCAAATCAAACTGCAATGAGCGGTATTCCTAATATCGATGAAAGTAGATCTCCTACTTCTGTTGCTGTTACTGTCACAAATAGTGATGGAACTGACAGCGGTGGTATAACTGGCTCAGTTACAAGACAAATATCAAATCCTAATGTTGATGCCGTTATCGTTACTTTAACTTGGCCTCAAATACAGGTAGCTGAAGAGGATGGGGATATAAGAGGAGATACAGTTGCTTATAAAATTCAACTACAACATGATAGCGGTGGTTATGTTACTAAAATCGATACATCAGTAAGTGGAAGAACTGCTGATGCATATCAAAGAGATCACAGAATACAACTAAATAGTAGTTATAACACAGTAGACATAAGAGTTATTCGTGTCACTATTGATAGCTCAGAATCATCAAGAGTTAATTCTTTTCAATTTACTAGCTTTCAAGAAGTTATAGATAACAATTCAACTTATCCTAATAGTGCTTATGTTGCTCTTCGTTTAGATAGTAAGCAGTTTAATCGTATACCAACAAGAAAATATCGTATTAGAGGAATAAAGGTCAGGATACCAGGCGCTGGGGCAAACAGTTCTGGAACTCCTGTTGTCGATAATGCTACAGGTAGAATAATTTATCCAGATGGTTATATATTTAATGGAACAATGGGCGCAGCAGTTTACACTAATTGCCCTGCAATGTGCTTACTGGATCTTTTAACAAGTGAAAGATTTGGATTTGGAGATCATATATCTGATAGTAATTTAGATTTATTCAGTTTTGTTGCAGCAAGCAAATATTCTAATGAATTGGTAGATGATGGAACTGATTCTGGAGCAAAAGAAGCTAGATTTAGCTGCAATGTTAATATTCAAAGCCCTAAAGAAGCTTTTGATGCAATTAATGAATTATGTGGGGTTATGAGATGTATGCCTATATGGTCTGCCGGCAGTGTAACTATATCTCAAGATAAACCATTATCCCCAAGCTATTTATTTAATCTTTCTAACGTGAGTGAGGATGGATTTAGTTACTCAGGAAGCAGTTTAAAGCAAAGACATTCAATCTTTTCTGTAAGTTATTTCAACATGGATTCAAAAGAAATAGATTTTGAGACTGTTGGAGATAGTGATAGTGCTGCTGATGTTTCAAGAAGGCAAAAGCTTGGTACTTCAATAAAAAAAGTAAAAGCATTTGCTTGTACTTCTCGTAATCAAGCAGCGCGCCTTGGTCGTGCAATGATGTTTGCTGAAGAACAGCAATCGGAGGTATGCACTTTTACAACCTCTATAGATGCTGGAGTAATTGTTAGACCTGGTTCTGTAATCGAAATTAATGATCCTGTACGCGCAGGGCTGAGAACAGGAGGGCGTATCGTGTCAGCCACAACGACAACTGTAAATATTGACGCAGCCCAAGATACTTCTGTACCAGCATTAGGAGACTCTGCAACTAATCCAATAATTAGTGTAATTTTGTCTAATGGAGTTGTCGAATCTAGAGCTATAAGTTCTGTTAATTTGGGAGTAGTTACAGTAAGCTCTGCTTTTTCATCTGTTCCAAATGCAAATTCACCATATTTATTATCAAGTACAACATTACAAACACAACAATTTAGAGTTATACAAGTAGAAGAAAAAGATGGAATTAATTATCAAATATCTGCAATAACCTATCTATCTGGAAAGTATGATTTTATTGAAAACAATACTCCCTTACCACCAAGAACAATATCAATATTAAACAAACCAGCAGAACCTCCAAGCAGTTTATCGGTTTCAGAAAAACTTGTAATTATTAATAAAACAGTAAGAAGTAAATTAATTGTAGATTGGCAACCAGTATTAGGTGTTACTCAATATCAAGTGAATTACAAATTAGAAAATAATAACTATGTAAGTCAAACTGTTTTTAGTAGCGATTTTGAATTATTAGACACACCTGTAGGAAAATATACATTTCAAGTTTTTTCTTATAACGCATTATTAGAATTATCGGCAAATTCAACTACCGCTGAGTTTACTGCTGTTGGTAAATTTGGAGTTCCAGATGATGTACAAAATCTTACTATTGAGCCAATTAATGAGCAGTTCGCTAGATTAAGATTTCAACAAAGTACATCTCTTGATGTTTTGCATGGAGGACGGGTTTATATAAGGCATACTAATTTAACTGGGGGGTCTGCAACTTTTCAAACTTCACAAGACATAATTGAGGCAGTTAGTGGAAACTCAACAGAAGCAATAGTTCCGGCTATGAGTGGAGGAGGTACATATTTGTTAAAATTTCAAGATGATTCTGGGAACTTTAGTGCGAATGCAGCTTCTATAGGATTTACAAGTGTAAATATTCTTGACTCAATTACTGTAAAAGAAGACCGAGAAGATAATGACACTCCACCTTTTAATAATACAACAGCTAGTTTGTTTACTAATACAGAATATAGTAGTCAAAAAGGTGGTTTAATTCTTTCAAATCCAGCTACTAATCCAACTGGTACATATGAATTTAAAGACACTTTAGACTTAGGAGCTATTTTTTCTATAAATCTGAAAAGACTATTTCAAGGAGTTGGTTTTTATATAGGAGATTTATTTGACAATAGAAGCGATAATATCGATACTTGGACGGATTTTGATGGATCCGTTGCTAATGATGTTAATGCAAGAATATCAGTTAGAACAACAAATGATAACCCAAGCGGCTCGCCTACATATGGTAGTTATAATGATTTTGCAAATGGTACTTTTAAAGGTCGTGGATTTCAATTTAAAATAACTCTTGAGAGTAATGATGCAGCACAAAATATAAATTTACAACAAGCTGGATATTTAGCTACTCTTCCATCAAGAACTGAGCATAGTACTTCAATAGCGTCAGGAAGTGGATCTAAATCAGTATCATTTTCAGCACCTTTTTTTGTCGGCACTTCGGCATTAGGAAATTTAAATAACTTCATTCCGTCTGTTAATATTTCTCCAAGAAGTGATAGTGGTAAGGTTATGCAAACAGGAGATTATTTTGAGTTAACAAATATCACAGGAACAGGTTTCACAATCCATTTTAAAAACAGTTCTGGTGCTAGTATTGATAGGAACTTTACCTACAGTGCTGTTGGTTTCGGCAAAGGAGGTTAATATGGAGAAAAGATTTTAAGTTATGTCTGACGTTGCAAATTACACAATAGAAAATAACTCAGGAGCAAACGTAAGAATTGATTTAAACAATGTTTTCGCTGCGATCCAATCAAGCAATTCAAAATCTACCGATTTAGCTACAAGTCAGTGTGTAGCTGGTATGCCTTTTTTAAATAGTTCTACAAATATTTTAAAAATACGAAATTCAAGTAATAATGCTTTTACTGAAATAGGGAATATAGATCAGGCTAACTTAGGTTTATTATCTAAAGCTGGTGGTGCTTTAACAGGGGTTTTAGAACTTGATGATTCAAATAGCATTACTAGTCCAGCACTATGTTTTGACGGGGATGAAGACACTGGCCTATTTAGACACGCTGCTAACACAATAGGATTTTCTACAGGTGGTGTTTTTCAAGCATTTATAGATGGAAATGGCCTTACATTAAAAGATCAAAATGAGGTAAGGTTTATGGAACTTACTTCTCAAGGTACAAATCATATAAGTGTAAGAGCGCCAAACGCTGTAGCGTCAAATAGAGTCATAACATTACCTGATGAAAATGGCACATTACTAACAACAGCTACAGGTCTTCAAGCCACAAATATAACAGGAGTATTAATGGCGATAGGAAGTACATCTGTTTCTAGGGGTAACACAATTACAGCATTACCTGGTATGCATTCAATTACCCCTGCTGCTGATAATACATATACATTAGGAACTTCAAGTTTAAGATGGCGAGATCTATTTACTAATGACTTAGATTTGAGTAATGAAGGAAGTCAAAATGATGTTGACGGAACTTGGGGTTCATATAAAATTCAAGAAGGAGAAGAACATCTTTTTTTAATTAACAGAAGAAATGGTAAAAAGTACAAATTTGATGTTACGGAGGTAGAATAGAAACATGGCAGTTATCCCAGCAACTAAAAATTTTGACCTAGTCAAAAGATCAGATTTCCCACTAAAACTAACATTTAAAGATAGCAATGGAGATGCTATTAATCTCACAGGCTATACAGTTGCTGCTCAAGTTTGGGATACTGATAGAAAAGTAAAGTTTGCGGATTGGGGGGTGACTTACACTAATAGAACAAATGGAATAATTGACATTAAATTAACTGATGTTCAAACTGATAACTTTATTGTTGGAACTTTAAAATATGATGTTAAATTAACCGAACCTAGCGGAGATGAATACTATTATATAAAAGGTAATTTAAATGTTACACAAGGTTATACAGCATGAGTAGTCCTAACAAAGTAGAGGTATCACAAGTCTCAGATGTTACAACTGTAGAGATAACCACAGTCGGGCCACAAGGCGCACAATTTTCTTTGACAAATACCTCTTTAAATGATTCCAACAAAGTCAACAATTCAGTAGTGTATTTTGATTCAGGAAGTGGTACATTTAAAGCAGATTCAACTCGTACTGTAGAAAATTTAGTCGATGGAGGTAACTTTTAATGGCTAACACAATCAGAATTAAAAGATCAACTGGATCGTCTAATCCAACATCTATGGCTAATGCCGAAGTTGCCTTCAGAGAAGGTGATGAGGTTTTAATATATGGTACTGGAACTGGCGGTGCTGGAGGTTCAGCTACAAGTATTATTCCTATTGGTGGTAAGGGAGCATTTTTTGATAAAGCAACAACTAGAAACGCAAATATTGTATTAGCCGGCCCGACAACTGGAAGTGCTGCTGCACCTACATTTAGGGCTTTGGTAAGTGATGATATACCTTCGTTAGCACATACCAAGATTAGTGATTTTGATACAGGGGTTAGAACAAATAGATTAGATCAAATGGCTGCACCAACAGGTGCGGTAAGTGCAAATAGTCAAAAGATTACAGGATTAGCAGATCCAACTGCTGATGCTGATGCTGCAAATAAAGGTTATGTAGACGGAGTCGCACAAGGTCTTGATGTAAAAGATTCTGTAAAGGCAACAACTACAGCGAATGGAACTTTAGCTTCTGCTTTTGCCAACGGTCAGACTATAGATGGTGTTTCGTTATCAACCAACGATAGAATTCTTCTTAAAAATCAAAATACTGCAACAGAAAATGGTATTTACACTGTTAATGCGTCTGGCGCTCCTACAAGGGCAGATGATTTAGCTACTGGTGCTGACGCTGCTGGTGCATTTGTATTTGTAGAGCAAGGCACAGTAAACGCAGAAAATGGCTTTGTTTGTACTTCTAATAAAGGTAGTGCAGTTGTTGGAACGAATAATCTAACTTTTGCTCAGTTTTCTGGTGCTGGTCAAATTATTGCAGGAGATGGCTTAGATAAATCTGGTAATACACTTTCCCTAGACCTTAAATCAAATGGTGGTGTAGTTATAGAATCAACTGAATTAGCTGTTGATCTTTCTGCTAGTTCTATAACAGGAACACTTGCGATTGGCGATGGTGGAACGGGTGCTACAAGTGCAAGTGCAGCAAGAACAGCTTTAGGAGTTGCTATTGGATCAGATGTACAAGCTTTTGATGCACAGTTAGCAGATGTAGCTGGTCTTACACCTTCTGATAGTGGCTTTATTGTTGGTAACGGATCTAATTTTGTTATAGAGTCTGGATCTACTGCTAGAGCTAGTCTTGGATTGACTATAGGTACAGATGTAGAACCACATAGCGATAAGTTAACAGAACTTGCGACTATGGCTCAGACAAGTGCAAATGCTTTGGCAGATTTAACAGAAGCCGAAGTGCAAATATTAGATGGCGCTACATTAACAACTACTGAATTAAATTATGTTGATGGTGTAACTTCTGCAATTCAAACTCAATTAGATAATAAACAAGCTTTAGATGCTGAACTAACAGAATTAGCCACTATGTCTAGTGGTACTGCTAGTGCATTAGCTGATTTAACAGGAACAGAGGTAGCAATTCTTGATGGAGCTACAGTTACAACTACTGAACTTAATATCATTGATGGTGGAACGTCAGCAACTTCAACCACTCTTGCAACAGCCGATAGAATGGTTATGAATGACGCTGGCACTATGAAACAAGTTGCTTTATCTGATCTTGTTACTTTCTTGGAAGATGGTTCTACTTCGGGTTTTGATATAGACGGAGGAACTTACTAAATTTAACCATCAGGAGGCCAAGCAATGTCAAACACAATTAAGCTAAAAAGAGGTTCTGGTAGCGATCCAACTGCTAGTGATCTTGCTGTAGGAGAAGTTGCGTTACGGACAGATAATGCAAGTTTATTTACTAAAAAAGATGATGGTAATGTAGCTGAGATAGGTGCTGCTGCTGGTGTTAGTGATGGAGATAAAGGAGATATAACTGTTAGTAATAGCGGTGCAACTTTTACTATAGATAATAATGTAATAACTTCATCAAAAATTGCTAATGATGCAGTTACAGGTACAAAAATAGGACAGGTAATTGATAATAGTCACATTACTGCAAGTGCAGCGATAGCAGGGTCAAAGATTTCTCCTACATTTACGTCAGATATTACACTTGCATCTACAACAGCTGGACAAAAAATTTCAATTACAAAAGATGGAACTGAAGCTGCACAGTTGGGTCACATAGGAACTGGTAATGAAGGAGCATTAATTTTAAAAGATGGAGGTACAGCCACAGTTGTTATTCATGGGGATGCCCCAAGCGGAGTAAGTTATTTCAACTCTGGTAATGTAGCTATTGGAAAAACGACTGCAAGTCAAAAATTAGATGTAGTTGGCAATATCGCAGTATCAGGTACAGTAGATGGGGTAGATATTGCTGCTCGTAATACATTATTTGGTGGATTGACTTCTAGTTCTGGTGTATTGACTAATGGAGTAACAGCAACGACCCAATCAGCAAGTGATAATTCTACAAAGGTTGCGACAACAGCTTACACAGATACAGCAATAGCAAACCTAGTAGACTCTGCACCTGGTACGTTAAATACACTGAATGAACTGGCAGCAGCTTTAGGTGATGATCCAAACTTTGCAACAACAGTTACAAACTCAATAGCAACCAAAATGCCTCTTGCTGGTGGCACTTTTACAGGTGATGTTCTTTTTCAATGTGATAGCGGAAATATACTTTTTGATAAGTCTGATAATGCTCTTGAATTTTCTGATAGCGTAAAAGCAAAATTTGGAGGTTCTGGGGATTTAGTAATTTTTCACGATGGGAGTGAAAATGTAATTAACTGTGCTAATTCTCATAATTTAGAAATTAGAAATGGGTCCGAAAGATTGGCTGAATTTGGACCTAATGGAGCAGTTGATTTGTACTTTGATAACAATAAAAAATTTGCTACGGCCACTTCGGGAGTGTCTATAACAGGTAATATCGCAGTATCAGGCACAGTAGATGGTCGTGACGTAGCTAGTGATGGGTCAAAACTTGATGGCATTGAGTCTGGGGCTACAGCCGATCAATCAGCTTCAGAAATACTTACTCTTATCAAAACTGTAGATGGTTCTAGTAGTGGGCTAGATGCAGATTTGTTAGATGGTCAAGAAGGTTCTTATTATAGAAACGCATCAAATATAAATGCTGGAACAATATCAGATGCAAGATTACCAAGTTCAATATCCTCAGATATTACAGGAAATGCTGCTACTGCGACAACTTCAACAAGAGTTACAGTAACAGACCAATCATCAGATACTTCTTGTTCTGTTTTATTTACACAAGCTGCAACAGGTAATCAAACTCCACATAGCGGTAGTAATTTAACTTTTAATTCATCATCAGGACTTTTAACAGCTACATTATTCTCTGGTAATGGTGCTAGTTTAACTTCTTTAAATGCTTCTAATATTTCTTCTGGAACAATATCAGACGCAAGATTACCTAGTTCGATATCATCTGATATTACAGGAAACGCAGCTACAGCTACTCAATTACAAAACGCACGAACAATCGCTGGTACGAGTTTTAATGGAACTGCAAATATCAATATAAATTACAATAATTTAACTAACAAACCAACAATTCCGACTAATAACAATCAGCTTACAAATGGTGCTGGATATGTAACCAGCAGTGGAAATACCATAATTGGAACTGACTCAGATATAAATACTTCGGGTGCAACTGTAATAGACCAGCTAAATATGACAGATGGAGTGATAACTTCTCACAGTACAAGAACTCTTACTTTGGCAAATTTAGGTTATACAGGAGCTACAAATGCTAACAATATTACTAATAATAATCAGCTTACAAATGGTGCTGGATACATAACCTCTGCATCATTTTCAGACGTTGCTGGTGGTGGTACGTTCACAGGGGATATAAGTGTAAGTGGTGGTGCAGCTGCTTTAAATGTTAATGCTAATAGTGATATAAGATTTACCAACGGAACATGGACAGGAAATGCCTGTAAAATTCAACATCACAATAATTCTTTATATATAAGTGGTGGTTCTAGTGGAATTATTTTCAGAGAAAGTGGTACTGATCGAGCTAAAATTGATGGAAGTGGTCATTTCCTCCCTGGTGCTGACAATACATACAGATTAGGAAGTCCAAGTGTTAGGTGGCAAGATGTTTATACAAATGACCTAAATCTATCAAACGAAGGAAGTTCTAATAAAGTGGACAATACATGGGGAGACTATACAATACAGGAAGGAGCAGATGATCTTTTCATCATTAACAACAGAAATGGTAAGATGTTTAAATTCATGCTACAGGAGGTCAAATAATGGCATTTCATAGTAAGTCCAATATGATTTGTGCTTGGGCAGCCCTAAGAGCAGATAACAGTTCTTTGTATGAATCATATAATGTTACAAGTATTAGTGATTCTGGAAGTGGTAGGCAGAAACTAAATCTAACAACTGCTGTTACAAGTAATACTTATGGAATACTAGGTACTGCAACTTGTGGAAGTGGAGCGCATAACTATCAAAATAGAGGTCAAATAGTTACCTGTTTTCAAGCAACATCATCAAGTTCTTCATCAGTCCCATACGCTATAGAATACTCTGGAAATAATGGTGCTGGTGCGACATCTCATATCACAATCATGGTGGTGGGTAGGCTCTAATGGCAGTACACAGCAAATCAAATATGATATGTGCTTGGGCTGCTTTAAGAGCAGATAACAGCACTTTATATGAGTCTTACAATGTCACAAGCATCAGCGATTCTGGTCAAGGCAGGCAAAAATTAAATCTTACTACTGCTGTTACTAGCAACACCTATGGCATATTAGGAACTGCAACCTGTGCTAGTGGAGCGCATAATTATCAAAACAGGGGGCAAATTATTACTTGTTTTGAAGCTACTTCTTCGACTACATCAGCCGTTCCATACGCAATAGAATATGCTAGTAATAATAGTGCCGGTGCTACATCACATATTACAATTATGGTAGTAGGGAGACTCTAATGAAAATTATCCACAAAGAAGCAGATGGCTCTGTAACAATCATTCACCCATCACCCACAGAGATTAATCCATCCACAGGTAATGTTTTTACTACTGAAGAAATCGCTAAAAAAGATGTACCTACTGGTTTTAAGTATAAAATAGTAGAGGATAACGAAGTACCAACAGATCGTAGTTTTCGAGATGCTTGGGTCGTTGATGATTCCGCACTTACAGATGGAGAAGGCGAATGAGTAGTATTATTTCGATAGACTTAGCAAAAGCTAAAACTATTCATAGAACTTATATAAGAAATTCTAGGAAAGATAGATTTGCTGAACTTGATATAGAATTTATGCTTGCACAAGAATCTGGCTCAGACACTTCATCTATTGTTGCAAAAAAACAAGCATTAAGAGATGCCCCTGCTGATAGTGCTATAGATGCTGCAACTGATGTAGCTAGTTTGAAGGCTCAATGGAATACCGCTATATTAGGAGATAGCCCTTATTTATGATTTTTGAAAGATTTTATTGAAATATACGATAATGCTTTATCAAATGTTAACTGTAAAATAATTATTGACGAATTTGAAAATACAGAAATTTCCGAAAAATATAGTGCTGATGTAAACAAATTACATAAACAAAATGTAGACAGGTCATTTAGAAACAAAAAACTAAAATCTTCTCAAGATCTAACGATCTCATTTTTAAAGCAAAACTATCCAATAAACCAAATAATAATGTCATGTTTACTTAAGCACAGTAAATTTTATTTGAATAAAAATCCACAGCTAAGAATTTTTTCTAATTGGGGATTAAATGAAATTTATAATATTCAAAAATATCAGCCTAACCAAGGATATTTTGGTGAGCATTTTGAAAACAATCATGTACAAGATCATAAAAGAGTTATGGTATGGATGATTTACTTAAACACAGTTTCTAGTAATGGCGGTACATATTTTAGTAACTACGACAAAACTATTAATGCAGTACAAGGAAGATTGGTCATATGGCCGGCATATTGGACACATACTCATAGAGGTGTAATAAGTACTGAGGAAATTAAGTATATTGCCACTGGATGGTTTGATACTGAGGCTGCTTTCAAGTTCTATCCTAAATTTATAAGCTAACTTGTAAGAATCTTGAATTACAAGTATATTAAAAAAAAAAACTAAAAAAAAATGAGATCTATTATTGAAAAACAAATTCTTGAGTGGCAAGAAGAA